ATATTATACATTATACGAAGCGGTAAAAATAACTATGTGTAATGTATAGTTTTATTTCGGTTTTCCGAAGATTTCAGGATGTGCAATGTTACTTGCACCATCCTCATCCAAGACATCAATCATTAAATTACCTTTGGCAACTCAACTTGTTTAACGACATACTTCATAGATTTTCCTGAAGTAACCATTTCAAATGTGATGTCAGCTTCTAACGGAAATTTATGTTGCTTAAGCAACACTAAATTAGTTCGGTCTTGCCAGTTAAATACTTCACAAGCATTGCCAACAGCATTACCTTGAGATTGATCAAGCGGAACCTCACAGTACAAAGCTACATGATCATAATGACGACCATCGTCAGTTTTAAAATCAACAGCCTTAGCACCTAAGATTTTCACTTTGTTTTTAAATTGCATCATTGCTACATTCTCCGAGCAGTTATAAGCACATGATCCAACCGCTTCGGATAAGCGAATTGATCAGAGCAAGAAATAATATTGATTAACTCTTCAGGTTCAAAAACCTGTTTAAAAACATTGATATACTTGCCATATTGGTGTTTAAGATTTTTAATAGCAGTATCAAAGTTAATGCGTGCAACCTTTTGAATTGTTTCAATTCTTGCAGGTTGAATATCTTCAGATAGAAATGCGAAACATGGATATGAGGCTATAAAATACTCACTTGGAGCCAACAACATATCGAACGGTAAAACGCGATCAATTGATTTAAATTCAACTTCAGCACGTTGCCAGTTATCATTCGGATCACCCTCAGCACGACCTTTCTCGTACAAACGAAGCATCTTGCCTGATTCACGTGCACCGACCATTAAAGTGCGTCCTTTACCGTTTGGACGTTTCCAATTGCCTTTATGTTCGATATTCGGCATACGGTTACCACAGCTAAAACCGCCTAAACCATCTTGCATATTGCCCCAGTCAACATTGATCTTTTTACCTTCAAAATCGTCATGTGCAATATCAACACGAGTTAATTTAGCTCGTTTGGCCATAGTTACTAAGAAGTTGTAAAGTCTTAATTCCCAACCACTTTTAGCAAAGTTGCAACCACGACCGTTGATCATAATTAAGATGGTATTTCGTTGACCGCCAATGCAGACAAATCCGAAATCTTCACCTAGTACATAGCTTTCTTTATAGAAATTAAGACCACCATGACGGCATGCAGTCGTTGAGAATCCAAAGATGTGGTGTAACTGGTGGTCCAGTTCTTCTACAGCAGCCGTCCAACGGTGTGTATCGATGATGTATTCGTCTTCATTCCAATACTTGTCACCTAAAGTCTCAATTCCGATTGTGAAATTTACCCAGTCAATCACGGCAATTTCATTGTCAGCAGGCAAACGGCATTGAACTGGTTTAACACCTGAAGATGTCATCACCATATGAGCATATGGAATTGTGTATAACGAATGCTCTTGATACGGGAGATCGGCGTCTTGCAGTTGCGTATCGGATGTCTTTACCCCCATCTTATTAATGGGGGTTACAACCATCGCATTTTTCAATCCCCCCGATAAAGCTGTGGGGTTTGGTTGTTTTTTATACTTATCCATTGCATTCCCCAGATTTAATAATCATGTCGTAAGATTGACGAATAACAATCAATTCACGAAGAACTGGATCCGTAAATGCAACAGAATCGTTGTGCATGAGAGATTCAATTAAATCCATTAACTCAGATCGATGTCTAACAATCAGATCCATTTGCTCTTTATCCATTAGCAAATCCCCATAGAGCGAAAATTGTCATTCTCAGCTTTCAACATGTCGTAGTACTCCGCTACTTTGGCAGACTTATAGCCCCACTCCACCATGCACATTTCTATGTGACGTAGAACAAGCTCCGACTCGTAAGCAGGATTTCCCCCAACAACTAACGTGCAGGCTCTATCGAAAATGATCTTAGCCACGATCTCGAATGCTTGTTCTTTATCCATATATGATTTATCACAAATGATATTTTGTGTTTTTATAACATCTAATTTGTGATTTAGCAACATATCATAAAATATAAATCAGATATGATGTGTCACCTTTTAGGAGTAAGACAAATGGCAGTTACAGTTAGACTTAGAGACGAAGAAGAAGATATGGTCAAAGAAACGACCTTAGAAATGATGTTCGAAACAAAAATCCGAATTAAAGAATCGGATGTACTTCACACTTTAATAAGAAAGTATTTAAAAGACATCAAAACTGAAGATGTGATGAAGTACCGAGCGGAAGTACTTAAAAAAGACGATTAATTGTTTATATTGATCCAGAGTACTAACTGCCCCCTGCTCTAGCCTTCAGATCGCATAATGCCGACTATGTAAAAAAACGCCGATTTGCCCACAGGAATGGTTGCAAATCGGCTATGTTACATAATCTGGCATACATTATGCGAACTTTCAGTCATTAATTTTTAGGCAAAGAATTATCTGCAAAGGTGGTTACTTGCTCTAAAATATCAAACGCTTTATTAATACTTTCTTTATCAGTTAAGTAACCACATTTCACTAAAACATCAACTGCACCAGATAACTCGTTTAGATTTCTTAAACAATCCAAAGGTAATAAAGAAGTATCTATCACTTGGCTTGCTTTTTCTTCCAAATATTCAAAAACTTGTTTTGTCATATATCCCCCGTCAAAGTGTCTAGACTACGCCTTGAGACACTCAAAAATTATACAAGATTTAATTGTTTACTCGATGTGTCTCAATTCCCCTGAAGACACTTCTCTGTTAATTCTACGTCACACCGAAGAGCCGGTTTTTGTAATCAAAGAGGAAGATTTTCAAGTCTTTACAAATCCCAATTTGGATCGCGTTCAAGCCCCCTTTGTATATAATTTTCAGCGTATTGAATTGGTTGCTGACGTGGTTGTGTCTGCTCCAGCTAGAACCGCAGGCTTAAAGAAAATAAGAGCATTACAAACAGGTTGATAAGGTAATTCAATCGTATAACTTTGCCCCATCACCGTAAATTGAACAGAATCCTTAGGACAATCATTTGAGCCTGTAAGAGTGACTTTTTCTGCTGATACATCATCATCATTAATTTCAGCTTCTTCTGGATCAGAATGATCTGGATCTTCTTTCATCCACTCATCTGTCTTTTTCCAGTCGTCATACCATTCGCACATCTTAAATGCCCATTCACAGAAGACAGGAAATTCAATAGAAATAGACTGGCCACCAGTAGGATTACCATCAGCATCTTTTATTGGTTCTGATTTACCATCAGCAGTACCGCCATCATCTTTCCAAGAGCGGTCATTTACGTTAGGTTGTGATGAAGTTGGAGGATTTGAATAACGTGGATCACCAAAAGGTGCAGGCTGACCATCTGGAGTTAATGGAGCATTTTTAATTTTATCATCCATTTCCTTAGCAAGATCATCGCCAATACCCGTTGGATCATGCTTATATGCGTCTGCAACAGATTCATTCATTAAACCAGTGTTAACACGTGCATCAAGTGTTGGATCAACTGGGTCGGTGTAACCTTCACCGAGCATTGCAGCACCCAACAATTCAGGCGTTAAAGGTATCTTTTCTTTAGCAGCGTTAGGGTCAAAATCAGGATTTTTATATTGCAGAATTGCTGAAGAACCAGTAGTCGTAGTAGTAGCACCATTTTTCCAAGTGAATTTACAAGTTAAAGGTCTTTCAGTTGAAGAGCTATAAGTATAGTTACGGCCAGGTAAGACTTTATTTAAATACTGCATTTCGAGCATACAAGAATCTCGCGCAGTACATGAAGATGTATTAGCTTGTCCACCATTCTGAGCATAAACAAGGAATTCACATTCTTTATTAACACGCTTGTATTTAACGTATCCACCCTCAGTCATCACCCAACCAATGCCCTCGATTAGTTGCTGTACAGCATAAACACCAAGCAATTGCACACCCGGATTTCTTGCATAAAAAGCTACACGTTGAAGCATTGTTGCGCCGACTTTGCTAGCAGTAGGTACTGTTTCAGCAATAGCAATTTTAGTAACAGTCCTACTTTTAGCTGTTACAGGATCAGATTCTAGAAATGAACGCGCAGAACGTCCGTAGACACGTTTTGCGTAACCCTCACGATTTTGCTGTAATTTAATTTCACGCTGTAGCCACCAGTCACCGTCATCAACTGCATTGGCTTCGTTCATTAGAATTATTGGTGAAAGGATAATTGAGATGGATAAGTAAAAGCGGATTGTTGTTGAAATTGTTCTTTTTAAAACATTTTTATACCAATATAAATCATCATTAATAGCCATATGTACGCCCCAATATCACCCATGCTTCACCCCGTAAACGCGACTGCGAGCCCTCGCGCGTTTACGGTGGCTCGCATGTAATACATTGGTTCTTAGAATGCAGAACGGATGTATTTAAATACTTTAATACCTAGCGGAATCAAAATTGCAGCAGCAGCAACAGCAGCCCCCGCAGTTGCAGCACCTGATAACTCACCAGTAATTGAAGTAGTATCTACAGCAGCATTAGATGCAGCAGCAGCCCCCGCAGCAGACGCTACTACAGCAGCTTGTTTTAAACGTTGAATCATTGCTTGTTTTTTAGTGTTCATGATGAACTCCTTACTTTTCAAAATTTTGCACCCGTATGACTTTTATGGCCCATACGACTGCGAGACATAACCAAAAAGCGCCCCCAATTTGTGTTGCTTCGGCGTAGCTCATTGGTGGTAAATAAAGGTCAGCTTGACCCCATGTAAGACAGGTCTGCACCCCATTAGCATCGGATGACGATAATTGCTTACAGACCATATCCATTTCTTAAAATCCCCAATAAATTGCTGGCTTGCGTTCCCGCCCCCAAAAGCCAGCAAATCTGTTATTTACACTTATAAAAATGGATGCAGTAACTTGAATGTTTTGTAAACCCTGCACCGCACTTCTTGCATTTATAAACGTATTCTGTCATATTAAAAATACACGCAAGTTATTGATTTTTAACATATTATACATTATACGAAGCGGTAAAAATAACTATGTGTAATGTATAGTTTTATTTCGGTTTTCCGAAGATTTCAGGATGTGCAATGTTACTTGCACCATCCTCATCCAAGACATCA